CAACAAGGACCATTCTATTATCGAACTCTTACAGAGGGAGGTACTGCTAATATCATTGTTCCTCCCGTCTTAAGAGGACATGATTCCGAAAGCGATATGAAAGCGATTACTGCTCCTGCTGAACACACTGATGGTTCAATTATCAATGCAATAACATATACCTTTGGTGAAGAAGACGGAGACAATCTACCTTCTTTTTCTTTGGAACAGTCTTTTTCTAAGTTGCCATCGAGCAACCCTTACAGAACAAGTACCGATAATAATGCAGATGAAGACCTAAATTTTGTTCGTATTGCTAGAGGAAATCGAGTAAATACTCTTACTCTCACGGCTAATGAAAACGAAGAACTTAAAATAAACATGAATACTATGTGCAGAAACATACATACTCTTGGAAAGGGAGAGGCATATGAGGCTAGAAGAGGCGTTGAGAATGAAACATCGTTTGTCAATTATTCATCTACTGATTCATTTAGAGAACCTTTCTTTTTCTCGGATGGAACTATCAATATGTTCGGGCAAGAACTACTAAAAATTACTAATTTTACTTTGACCATGAACAATACTCTTACTGATAAAAGATTTGTTGGCATGGGTAGTAGAAAAGTAAAGGATGCTATTCCTGCACAAAGAACATATGAAATGTCATTTACTGCACTAGTTACTGATGATAACCTGTATAATGAGTTGCTAAACACTAGCGAAACTACAGGTAGCAACATTACCTTAGTATTTACTAAAGATAATGGAGAAGCAATAAATTTGGCTTTCGATAATTATTTCTTGTCTAGTAACTCTTGGCCTATGCCCGAAGACAAAGGGCCTGTTATGGTTGAAGGAACTATTATGGCTAGAAGTATTGGAACATGTACTGCTAAAACTCACTGGATTCTACAAGGTTGATAATATGCGACTATTAACTAGAGAAGAAAAACTTGCTAAAATGGCAGAAAAAATGCTAGAAAAAAGTAAGCCTAAAAAAAGAGGTCGCCCTAAAAAGAAACCCGTAGAAGAAGAATAATACTCCACCAACACCGTTTGTTTGTTTGTTGGTTTTGAAGGTGGATGAAATATGGAAAAAAATATTGTAAAAGATAAGAGCGTACTATTTGCGCTAAATGAAGAGAAGTGCCACGAATTAAAAGTGTCACCGACAAGTGATGAATACCTTAAGGTTTGGATTAGAGAACCTACATGGCTAGAAGTAGAAAAGGCCATGACTTCTCTTATGAATATTGATTCTAAGAACCAAACTTTTGATATTGATTTGAATAAAATGTACCGTTACTTGGTAGATAATTTTGTAGTTCGTACAGAACCTACTCTTTCTACTCTTGAACTAATCCGACTCAATCCTTACATTGGTTCTCAATTGAAGGAAATACTGCCTAATCCTATGGATGCTTTAGGAGACAATGAGGAAAAAAACGAAGAGTGAGAGATGCCTTGAAAGGAAGGAGTAATGACCCTTCTATGGCATCTCTCTTAATTACATATACTCTTTCAAAAGCATTAGCAATAAGCCCACTAGAAATATTAAAAATGCCGTCGAGTTTAGTAGTTGATTTATTATACATACATAAAAATGTAGAAGCACTTAAAGCCGAAGCCATTGACAACGAAGTAAAGAAGGTGAAGTAACATGGCTAGTTTTGCAGAGTCTCTAGAAAATTTAAAAGTTACTATGAAGGGCCTAAACGCATCTATGGAAACTCTAAGTAATTCAATGAAAGGCATTCTCGCAATTAATACAAAAATGTTACCTGCTTTAACTCAATTTAATGACTCTCAAAGAATAGGCGTAAAGCAAAGAAAAGCAATGCTAGAAATAATGGAAAAAACTAACCCTGTAATTGCTAAAACTACCGTAATAATTAAAGCCCAATCAAAGGCAATGAATGATGCAGGGGAATCAGCAAAAAATACTACAGAAGACATGAAAAATAATTTAACTTTTATAGGTAAAATTCTTGGCGACTCCAACACAGGTTTTATGAGAAAAACTACCGGAGGTGTGGGTTTCTTTCACAGAATGATGTATGGTGTAGACGGTTACTTTATTTTTAAGAATCGACTAGACGGTGTTCTTTCATTCGTTGATAGAACAATAGTTAGGCCTCTTTCCGGAAAGTCAAAAAAGGGAGAATTAGGTTTTTTCGGTGGATTATTGAAAGGATTTGGAGAGGATGTAAGAGCCGTAGATGAAGGCAAAGGGAAAACAGGAAAATTGTTCAATAGCATATTTGGTGATATAGGCTCTAAAGATAAAGGAAAGGGACTAAAGGGAGTTAAAAAATTCATACATTTTGGTGCTAGGTTCTTTAGAATAGGTTTGTCTGTTGTTTCTGTTTTTGCTAAATATTTAGTATTTATAGGTTTATTTTTCGCAAGTATATTTATACAGTTTAAGGTGTTGAAATCGTTAGGGGTTGATTTTAAAGACATTAAGAGGATTGCTATAGATTCTTTTAAATTATTTTTAGCCTTTGGAAAGGCATTTTATGAAAACATAAAAGAAATAATTGGTGGATTTAAAATGATATTTGATTCTATTTTTGGCGATTATACTCTATCGGAATCGCTAGTTTTATTTGTTAAGGGATATGGACATGTAATTTTAGGATTCTTTAAAGGCGTTTTTAATCTATTAGCAGCAATAATATCTCCTATATTGTTTGGCTACATTATGATTTTAAAAGAAATTTTATTTGAACTAAAGGATAAAATTATTGAAAAACTAGCAGGACCTATTCAAAAAGTTAAAGATAAATCAACGGCTATGAGAATGAAACGGACTCAAATAACTAATGACATGATAGGCGGATTTAGGGGTCCCTTGGGAGGAAGATTTGCTAGTGGTGGCGTTACTAGAGGAGGTGTTTCATTAGTTGGAGAGTTGGGACCGGAACTAATTAGATTACCTAGAGGAACAAGAGTGCATAGTAATGCCGAATCTAAAGCAATGATGGGAGGTAACAATATCACTGTAAATATTCAAGGTAGGATTGGTGCTTCGGATAGTGAACTAAGACAAATCGCTCAAAAGGTGGGACAAATGATTAACAAAGAAATTAACAGAACAACTTCTTCAAGAGGATTAGGTGCATAATTATGACAGGATTAGCAGGTTCAAATTTAGACCATGCCGTTTTTTTGAAACTAGGGGCATATAATAGCACTACTAGTTTGACAGAAAATACCATTCCTCTAAAAGTTACTAGTCTTAGTATTACTACTGCTAAGACAATTCCTTCTTTAGAAGTTCCCTTTTCCGGTGCTTTGAGCGGTGAATCTATAACGGCTGCTTTAGATTTAGGTATGGCTAGTAAAAGCGTCAGTCTTCAAGGGTTTATTCTAGAAGATACCGTAACTAAAAGTTGGAAAGAAGATGACGCTCCTACAGGGGCTAAAACATACACTGCAATAGAACTTGCTCAAATGATACATTCTAGTGTTGACTCCACAGGGCTCCAAACATATCAAGCAATAAATGAATTAGTCTTTTTGTATGATTCTAAAGTAGATGAACAAGGTTTTCAAAGGGGAGTAGACCAAGCATCAATAGATGCTGATGGAACGGGCAAAACACAAGTAATACCCTTCACTTATTCATCTAGAGGAAATAAAAAGGAGAGAGATAATAGAGGAGCAATATTGTCTAGTGATTTTCCCACAAACCAATTTTCCGAGGGATTAAAAGGATTTATTCGTAGTTTCGATACTACTATAGATTCCGAAACAATTGATATTTCCTTTAGTATGCAATTTGAAGTTGCTAGAGTTTTCCCTAGTGGGACTATTGCCACTAGTATTACTGATGCAATTTCTTGAGGTGTTATTATGTATAGAGTATTAACTGGAAAACAAAGAAGTTTGGTCTTTCCTGTTATGTGCAATGCACATGTAAAAATAGATTATTCCGACAATATTCCTAAAGGTGCAGATAATACTTTTGCATCTAGTGATGATATTACTTACGGTTTGTGGTCTTTAAAAGATGCCTTTACTATTGAAACGACTATTACCCCTTATGATGTAAATGGATATAGTAGTGGTTTTTTTACAGTCCCTATACAGACAATCGAGAACTCTAAAAAACTATTTCCTGCAATATTAGCAGTAGGGACTCAATCATTTAATGACTATTTATCTCAATATTATTTGTCTCACAGTGATAAATTAACGCACGAAATGAGAATATTTCATAGTACCAAAGTACAAGTTTCTCTAATAAATGTCACTACGCATAGCCATAACCAACCGGCCCAATATAAAATTAGATTCAAATTGATTTTAGGTTCTACTACGACTACTTTAGATAGTGATGTTGTAATTACTCCTTCTAGTGGAATAAATTGGCCTTTGGCAAACAATACAACAAACTCATTAACAAAGGGAGTGTTCGATGCAGAGGGTAAATACACCCATTCTTTTGAAAGAACAACACATAGTAGTGGTAACAGTGGGACTACCCTCACTTTTTCTTCTACTGCTAGAGACAATTTCTTTGCGGGTCAAGAACTTTTTACTGTAAGTGGGGGTAAGGCAACTTCAATAGGAAAAATAGCCGCAAGTGGAGTTAGAACTACTGCTCCCGATACTGTAACCTTAGAAACTAGTCAATCTACTGCATTAAACTCAACTGATATTTATGTTAAGACTTTACAGCACCCTTCTTATGTTGATAACTTTAATCACATTGCAGTAACATTTGACAACACTACAAAGTTAATGAGAATATATCTAGATGGCAATTCAGTTGCTAGTACTGTACATACTGCTAGTGATGACTTTGCCTTTGATAGAGAAGATTTCTTTTTGGGTGCAAACGGTACAGGAGGTAAAGGTGCTAATACTGCTGCTTCTAACAATCAGTTTATGGGAGAGATGCATGAGTTTGCTATTAGTAGTATTGCTACTGATAAATTTAACATTTTCAATTTGACTCCTAGGTATGCAAATACATTACTTTATTTTAGATTTGAGGAGGTGGATGAATGACGGTTTATGCTCTTAGAAAAGGCTCTACAGTAAATGCTACAACGACCACTGCGTTAGCAAATCTTGACAATAACATAAACTTTGATTGCCCCACCAATCCTATTTTTAAAGATACGGTAAACTTGGATGATACAAAAAGACTGTTCGCATCAATAACTACTGATGACACATACTCTCCTTCATTTATACAACAACTAGAAGGTAGTGATTCAGCAGGAACCGAATATACTAATTTAGAAAATACTGAGGGCTATAAAATAAAATGCTATAGTGATTATGATTCAAAAGGAATTAGACTTAACGCATTGACTGATTCGGAACTAGAAAGTAATGATTATTTTGTTTTGATACATTCGGATAATGCACTAAAACATCACTTTGCTAAAATAACACAGACATTAACCGATGATGTTTCCGGAGATGGTTTTGAATTTGAGCCTAGGCTTGGAAATCAAATATCTAAAGATACTAAGTTTATGGTCTTCAAAGGACCTCCTACTACAACAACTTCTTTGGTTGCAGTATCTATGGGTATTAGGTCAACAGAAGTTACTGCGGGTTCTACAACATATCGAGTAAATAAATCATACATGTGTTCAAGGCCTTACTTTTATTTTTACAAGGACCGCCTTGATAAGAAAAACCAATTGGACCACAGCACTAAGTATTATTTGAAATATGAATCCAATTCATTATCTAGTGCTACTGTTAATGGATTCAGTACTAAAACAGCCTTTGTCACTGATGCAGATTTTGGTTTTTCTATAACAGACTACAGTTCTTATTCTATAAGAGCATCACTAGTAGATAATTTGAGGGTTTTGGATGACCCTAGAAACGCTGCTAGTTCTACAAAACAAACCTCTAATGAAGGCCTTACTGCTGTAAATAATGATTTTACCGATTACAATAAATGTTTTTTACATGCTAGAAGACCTACTGCAAATGCTACTACATCTATAACAGGTGGTTCTGCTATGCTTGGTCCCACAAGATATGCCCACTATTCTTTTTCTCCATCTAAGGCTAACTCTGCTCCCTTTGTAATATCTACAATAATGAAAGAATCTGTTGGTGGTCGAGGAGGTTATGCAGAGGCAAAAATGATTGACACTCTAAGAATTATGCCATCTAAGATAAATGACTTCGATTCTTTTAGAATAAGACATCAAGTTCACAATGGACATTTCTTTGAATGGTTTCCTCTCAAGGCAACTATTTCAGCAAATGTTTCCGGTAATGAATATACTTTTTCTGTTGATGGTGATTATGATTTGTCTAATTTATTGACAGTAAATGAAGAAGTTCGTGTTGGAGATAGAGTCTTAAGAGTGAGTGCAATTGATAGTCTAAACACTACTGCTGATACTCAAGACATTACCTTTACTGCCGATAGTCGGTTAGAAACAGAGAAAGTATTTTCATCGTCATCATACACTCTCTCTAGTGGAGATAGGCTTTACAGGAGGGCATTTAGTAGTTTGAATTCTACACTACTGACAACATTCCCAATAATAGAAGGTAGAGAAAGTGACTTGAGAGTTGTTATTTCCGATATAAATTATGAAGGACTTGAGGCTACGGTGACTGCTTCTAGTACAAATCAAAAACTACTTACTTTGAGTTTTGCTAATGCTTTGGGAGAAAAGTTTGGAACTCCCTTCTCTGCTTTAGAATATGTTTCCGGAGACTATATTCTTGAAATAGAAAGGTTTGATGGAGAAGTAGAAGAGATAGAAACAGAAAGGGAGCATGGTCAAAATATGATGATTATTTCGGGTAGGGATAATTATTCTAAATTGATATCTCCGGTAGTTAATAAAAATACTCAGTTTTCCGAAGACATTGTTTATTCTAGTTCAAGCCCCTTTAATTCTTTGGAGAAAGTGGGTGAACTATATCCCGAAACAGGAACACCTAGTGTAGACTTAATAGCACAATTAAGATTCAATAGTGGGACTTTTACATTAGATAAAGATAAACCTATCACTGACCTTGTGACCGGAGATAAAGTTTATGTAAAATATGCTAATGGAATTGTTTCTTACATAGGAGAAGTTCGTTTGTATGTCTCTTCGGGACCTAATGAGGGTTTGACTACATTATACAACTATTCTTTTTGTGAAGCAAAGTATGTTGATGACCCATCCGGTAACGAAATAGAAATTTGGAGAGAAGCAAACAAAAACTACATGTTTAATAAAGCGTTATCAGCAGATAACCAACTTTCATCTTTTGCTACTTCTCTAACAGGTAGTGCAGATAAAGGACTATTTTTTGAAAGTGGAATAAAAATTAGTGATGACTCTTCTTTAATTGGCGCAACTACTTCTCGCTCAAGCGGTGTTGATTCAAATGCTGTAGGTTTTCATATTCATCACCCATCTTCTGTAAATAGAAACGATGAGCAGTTTCAAGCAAGGCTTAGTGACGGGGGTTCTAATTTTGAAACATTTGATACAGTAAATACTTTGATAGATTTTACAGTACTAAATGTATCTACTGTAGACGGTCAAACAACTATCGAAGTTGCTCCTTATTTTCCGGTTACATTGGGTAGGATGGACCATAATGATTATGATGTTTATGATAATACTTACACCACAATAGGAACTACTACAGGGGCATCTACTAATCCTGTAATAACTTCAAAGCCTTATCTTGACATTACCCCATCATCTACTGCTAATATAAAATCCCAAGCAGTAGAGGGTAATCCAATATATGTTGATTCGATATTTGCAGGATATTGTCTACAAGTAACCGCATATGAGGCAGGAACTACTGACTTGTTTAGATTATTTTTGGATAGAAAACACACTGGATATTCTTCGGCAGCAACAGTTTCAGTTTTGACTTCTGCTAGTTCGGGACTTTCCGATTATGTTTCTAAAAATACTCACAATTTGTATTTGATAAATGGGGAACACTTGCATGGAGGAAAATATGTCACATTGTTAAATTCAATGTATGGGTCAACTGCGGGAGGATATCAAAAACCGATGTATTATAATTTTAAAAGACCTACAACTGCTCTTACTAATAGTTTGATGGCTACTTACGCAGAACGGTTTGGTCCTTCTTTGTTTAAATTAAATCACATAGAAAAAGGAGACTTTAATAGAAAGACACAAACCATTGTTCAAGATGTATATGCTAGGACATTAGCAGGGGAGGCAGATGAATTTTCATTAACTTCCGATACTAACTACTACGGTGAAGGCAGTAAGATACAATACTATTCTTCCGGAAATAAACTAAGCCATGGACAGTTTAGTGCTAGTTCTGCTAGTGGTTTTTTAACAACTGCACTTCAAATAATACCTAGTAGAATTAAAGAAACAGCACATCCTCATTTACCTATAGAAGAAAGAGGAACTTTTCCTGCTAGTGGTTCTTTATTTTGGGACTACAATATATACGAAGATGGTCATACTAAGCCAACTGTTTTCACTTCGACTGACCCAACAAAGGGTGGCCTAATAAAAAGCAATCACTATGTTAAAGACTTCATGGAGCAAATAGACCCCAAGGTTGCTAGATTGTTTTTATTCGCAACATCGGATTTACTGCCATATTCTAAAACAAGAACAGATAGTCTATTTTACTCTAATAGGGATTTAAAACAATTTAAATTATTTTTACTTAATGAGCCTAACGAAGATGAGTTTTCTACAAAACACTCCAAGTATAGTGGGGCCGGTATTTCTAAAAAAATATTAGACACTGACTATCAAAGTGCAAACATTATTGATTATGATATAAGTGATGTTAGTAAAATTAAAACATTTGGACTAATGCGATTAACAGAAATAATGTTTGATTCTGCTTTTAATCAAATAGACCCCGAAAACTTACCCGATAAAAAGAAAATAATTCGACCATTTACATATGATTTTTACACAATAGAAGAAGTAAAAAATGTTGGGGGCGGGGCGGTAACTGTAGCCGCTACTACTGCATCGGGGCTGTCAACTAGTCATAATGTAGACCATGGCAATGTAGGAGATGTTGTTCAAGGAGACATTCTTTGTGATTCAAATGGGAACATGATAGGAGAAGTAGAAAGTGCAGTTAGTACAAATATTGGTTTTTATGCACCTAACGATGGAGCAAATAAAGTGGCTTTGACTAATTCTAATTCTACAGTAATAGCCGTTGGTGCTGCATTATTCAAAGCAACTCCTCATTCTAGCACCGTAAAAGGACATGGAGATAGCAACAATTTCAACAAATTTAATAGAGAAATACATCCATTAAAGGGACTTCTTCATGGAGGAATATATACTAGTCCTGCATTTACTAATGCAATGACAGAGGCATTTACTGGCCCAACTAATGCAACAGGTAGCGGTACTACAGTAGACGCAACTCATCATTATAGCAATTTAGTATTGCCTCTTACTTTTGGAACTGCTACTTTGAGTACCGATAAAACAGCCCATTCTAGTTTATATTTTAAGGCCCTAGACGCACTACCTTACTCTAATGAAGGCTCTGCTACTGCTGACGCATTTTTACAACATGGTATTTTTGGAGTTGTTTTAGATAGATTTGAAGTCGATGGAGGAACATCCGAACCTATGACATCATCCGGAACTGTATTTCCTCCTAATGATAACACTCATTTGAGAAGTTATACTGGCGGTACTTTAGTCAACATGGGTCTTTCTCTTAGACCAAATGTGTTTAGACATCAATACGGTACAGATAATAATGGAACTAATTCAAAGAAATCTAGCGACTCTACTGATGCAGAAGGAATATACATGGGATTCAAATTAAGGGTCAAACTACCAACTGCTGAGTCACCTGCTATAGATGGTCCTTCGGGAACAACCCATTACAAATACATACTAAATTCATCAACATATCCTTATTTGGACTATGTAAAAGACCTAACAGGCTGCTATTTAGTTTCGGAAAAAGGTGATGAATATGGTAGTGCAACCGATTCTGTTACAGGAGTTGCTGTAGTTTCTACTATTGCAGCAGACACTCAACCACCTGCAATAAACAATATTATTCCCGACAGTATAGGTTATGTTATAACTCATGAAATAGATACTGGAAATAGTACTAAGCGACATATACTTTTGACTGACTTTCAATTACCCGCAGGATATTATAGGGTAATGCAACCAAATCAAACCTGCACTCATTCTTTCAGCCCTAAAAAATTAAAACTTAATACTATTACTTCGGAATATACTAAAATGCCGTACAAAGAAGAAACTTATTCCGAAATAAAACCATACTTGAGTAGGTTTGAAAATTCAAATAGATTAGTGGATGTTATCGGAGGAACTACTTTAGGAGATACTGAAAATATTGGATTGAATGAAGGTGTTTTATCTATGTATGCTATAGTAAATCTAGATGGTAGAGACTCAA